TGTACGTCACCGTACCGAACCACCTGCTCGGGCCTGGCATGCCTGCCGGCACCACCAGAGGCATTTGGCACGCTGTCTATTCACGACCAGGCCAAATGCTGATGACGCATGTCCTGCTCGAGAGCGGCGCACATTGGTGCGGCCTACCCATGCACGGACTGCTGGCGACCGACGATGGCGGCTTCTGGCACGATCGACATGACCTGGAACCGTGGGGCGGAATGGGCGAACATTTGGAATGTCTCCATCTGCACTATCTCGAAGGACTCGAGGTAGTTACGATCAAGTACGGATGGAAGGGCCGGCACACCGGAATCGTGATCGACTGGGCAGACGGCTTCTCTCGCTACCCGCAGGAACACAAGCCGCTCAACCTGCTCGAGATGGACACAGGCCAGTTCGCCCTGCTGCCGAATAACTACGTCACCTACTCGGACAAGCACCTCGTCAACCCGAGCAAGCGTGAAGACTTGAAGAACTACCGACGAGGAGAAACCACCTATTGGGAGAAATGATGGCGAAGAAGCAGAAGAACAGCCTCGTCGGGAACATCAACCGCAGGCGCAAGGCCGGCACCAGCCGATCCAAGTCAACGTCCACCGTGAGCCCAAAGGCATATGCACAACTCAAGAAGGGATGGAAGTGATGCCGTTCACGTCCAAGGCACAACAGCGTTTCATGTACGCGAAGCACCCAAAGATCGCCAAGAAATGGGCAAAGAAGACAAGCAGCTTCAAGAGCCTGCCAGCCCGCGCAAAGAAGCGCAAGTAATCGCGCTCAATGAGCATGGGCACCGCATCGGCGAGACCCACCACAATGCCACGATCCCGGAAGAAACCGTCCAGCGACTCCGATACCTCCACGAAGAGGAAGGCATCGGCTACCGGCGACTCGCTGCAATGTTCAACCTCCGACGAGACACCGTCATCAAGATCTGCCGATACGAGCGCCGAGCCCAAATCGCTCGTTCCTGGAGGCGCAAGGCGACCGGGTAAGCCTAAAGAACCCATATCTAGGGACATCCTAGAGGGTCTGCTGCGCTGGATTGCAGAGGGAAAGACGCTGCGGGAATGGTGCAGGCAGCCGGGCAATCCGCATTTCACCACGGTTTACGATTGGATCAATGCGAATGAAGCACTTATCCTACGCTTCGCGCGCGCGCGCGAGGACGGATACGAAGCCATAGCAGAGGAATGCCGCACGCTTGCAGACACTCCTCCGCATGACCAGGTCGAGGTGCAATGGCGCAGGCTTCAGATCGACACGCGCCTGAAACTGCTCGCCAAGTGGAGTCCGAATAAGTACGGCGACAAGGTCGGGATCGACCACGGCGGATCGGTCACGATCAATGTCGTGACGGGACTGCCGGATGACTAGTTTCACGGTGCCGCTGGGATTCACGCCGAGGCCGTGGCAGCTCGAGTGTTATCAGCGCCGCAGGCGGTTCACCGTGCTGGCACTGCACCGCCGCGCAGGCAAGACCGAACTGGCGCTGGTGCGTTTGCTGCACGCCGCGATCAAGTGCCGGGATCAGATGCCGTTCTTCGTGTACGTCGCGCCGTTCCTGAAGCAGGCCAAGACCATCGCCTGGGCACGCCTGAAGCGCAAGGTCGAACCCATGCGCCGGTACGGCGGCGTCGAAATCAATGAGGTTGACCTGGCCGTGACGCTGAAATCCAATGGTGCCACGATCCGCCTGTTCGGCGGCGACAACCCGGACGCACTGCGTGGCGTGCGCCTGGATGGCTGCGTCATCGACGAGGTGGCCCAGATCAAGCCCGAGGTTTGGAACGACATCATCCAGCCGGCGCTGTCAGACCGCAAGGGCTGGGCCATGTTCATCGGCACGCCGGCAGGGATCAACCTGTTCAGCGAGTTGTTCTACCGGGCTGGGACGCTGCCTGATTGGTACGCGGCCAGATACACGGTCAACGACACCGACGCGCTGGACCGCGACGAGGTCGAGCGCCTGCGTCGCGACATGCCGGAGGCCGCGTTCGCTCGCGAGTATTTGTGTGACTTCAGCGCGGCCGGGTCGGATCAGCTCATCAGCCTGTCCGACACCGAGACAGCGGCAGGCCGCGAATACACGGACAGCGACGTACTCGAGTTCCCGCTGGTGGTCGGCGTCGATCCGGCCCGGTTCGGCGATGACCGCAGCGTGATCGTGCTGCGTCAAGGGCTGCGCATGGAGGAGCCGATCATCTACCAGGGCATGGACAACATGCAACTGGCCGCAGCCGTCGCCAATGTCATCGAAGACCGTGACCCGGACGCCGTGTTCATCGACTCCGGTGCCGGCGCTGGCGTCATCGACCGCCTGCGGCAGTTGGACTACTTCGTCGTCGAGGTGCCGTTCGGAGGCAAGGCGACCCAGCCGAACCTGTTCCTGAACAAGCGAGCAGAGATGTGGTGGCTGGTCAAGGAATGGATCGACAACGGCGGCGCGATCCCGGATGACAACACGCTCAAGGCAGAACTGTCCACGCCGACGTTCTGGTACGACCAGGTCGGTCGCCGTGTCCTCGAGAGCAAGGACGAAATCAAGAAACGGCTACAGGGCGGCGGCAGCCCTGACATCGCCGACGCGCTGGCACTGACGTTCGCCTACCCGGTAGCCAAGCAACTGCCTCGCGAGGTGCGCGAGAAGATCGACCCACGCCCGAAGGACTATGACCCATACGAGGAGGTGTGAGGTGCCCGTAGTAAACGACGATGGCAATACGGTCAGCGGCGAAATACGGCAGCACCAGAACGAATTGGTGAGCCGATTCGAGGATGTCGCCATTTCGATGCCACAAGTGCACATCGAAACGACGCATCTACTGCATGGTGGCATGTACGCACGGACGATTCGGATACCAGCAAACACGATGCTGACAGGCACCCTGACATCCTGCGACAACATCTGCATCGTGGACGGCGATATCACCGTCACCACGGATGCAGGCCCGCAGCGGTTGACTGGCTTCAATGTGCTGCCAGCCACCAAGGGCGCACGCCGAGCTGGCATAACGCACTCCGAAACGAACTGGACCACGATTATTCCGACGAATGCCACGACGGTCGAACAGGCGGAGGCAGACTTGACCAGCGAGCCGAAGCGGTTGCAGACAAATCGCACCGGCATTGCCTACGACAAGGCAAGCCTGGATCGGTTGTCATATTCGGAATTCCGAAAGGCGCTCGGCATGTCGCAAGAGTTGGTGGATGCAATCGTCAAGGACGAAAGCGATTGCATTGTGACCGAACTGTGTGAACAGAATTGCAGGCGCGGCAAATCAGCAATCCACGGCATTGGCATCTTCGCTACTCGAGATATCAATCCGCATGACATCATTGCGCCAGGCCGACGTAGAGGTAAGCGGTGCATTGCAGGGCGATGGACGAATCATTCTGCAACGCCGAACGCCATGTTTATGGCTGGCACTGGCGATGCCGAAATCGAATTGGTTGCTACTGAAAGGATCGGCAGTGGCGACGAAATTACTGTGGATTACGGACAGGCAAAGGAACTTGCATACAGACTGGAGGAATCACGATGAGTGCAGTCGCATTGGCAATTGCAGCGGTGACTGTGGCAGCAGCAGGCACGGCATACGGCGTTTATGCTGGAGAGCAAGGTAAGAAAAAGCAGGAAGAGGCCATGCGTCAACAGCAGGCCGCTCAGGCGCAGGCCGCAAAGCAGGCGCAAAGTCAAACGCGATTGTCGCGTCAGGCGATGGCAGCAGCCAATCGAATTGAGCCTGCGGTCGGCGGCATCATGCAGGCGGCGCAGGAAAGCGCGCAGGGCGGTCCATCCAGCACCATGCTGACTGGGCCGATGGGCGTCAACCCGCAGGATCTGCAACTTGGTCGGTCATCCCTTCTCGGCGGCTAACACATGAGCGAATATCCCGGCGACAACCGCAGTTACAAGAACGCTCCGCAGCGCGAGCGCCTGTTCACTCGCTGGGGCCAGCTCAAGTCCGAGCGCGCATCTTGGTTCGCGCACTGGCAGGAGATCACGTCATACCTGCTGCCGCGAAACGGACGTTACTTCCGACAGGATCGCGACCGTGGCTGGCGTCGCCACAACAACATCTACGACAACACCGGCACGCGGTCGCTCCGCACGCTCGGCGCTGGCATGATGGCCGGCGCGACCAGTCCGGCTCGGCAATGGTTCCGGCTGGCGACGCCAGACCCTGAACTGAACTCGTACCAGCCGGTGAAGTTGTGGCTTGACGATGTCACCAGGCGCATGCAGTTGGTGTTCCAGAAGTCGAACACCTACCGCTCGCTGCACCAGATTTACGAGGAACTTGGTGCGTTCGGCACGGCGGCCACGATCATCATGCCGGACTTCAACCGGGTCATCCATCACTATCCGCTGACCTGCGGCGAGTATTGCGTTTCGACTGACGCGCAGGGCCGCGTCTGCACGCTCTACCGAGAGTTCGAGATGACCGTGTCGCAGATGGTCAAGGAGTTCGGCTACGACAACTGCTCGACCAGCGTGCAGAACATGTACGACACCGGCACGCTTGACCAGTGGGTTCCTGTCATCCATGCGATTGAGCCTCGAGCAGACCGGGACATGACCAAGAAGGACAGCAAGAACATGCCGTTCGGCTCGTTCTACTTCGAGGTCGGCGGCGAGGATGGCGTGTTCCTGCGCGAGAGCGGATTCCAGTATTTCCCATGCTTGGTGCCGCGTTGGGCCACCGCCGGCGGCGACATCTACGGTAACAGCCCAGGCATGGAGGCGCTCGGCGACGTGAAGCAGCTCCAGCACGAGCAGCTTCGCAAGGCGCAGGCCATCGACTACCAGACCAAGCCACCGCTTCAGGTGCCGACGAGCATGAAGAACCGGGACGTGGAAACGCTGCCCGGCGGCATCTCGTTCGTGGACGGTGCCAGCATGGGCATCAAGACCGCGTTCGAGGTGAACCTGAACCTGCAATACCTGCTGGCCGATATCCAGGACGTGCGTGAGCGCGTCCGTGGATCGTTCTACGCAGACCTGTTCCTCATGCTTGCAAATGCACCCTACACCCGCATGACCGCAACCGAGGTCGCCGAGCGACATGAGGAAAAACTCTTGATGCTGGGCCCAGTGCTCGAGCGTCTGCACAACGAACTGCTCGACCCGCTGGTTGACATCACGTTCAATCGCATGATCTCGAGTGGTGCCGTTCCACCTCCGCCGCAGGAACTAATGGGCATGGATCTGAACGTGGAGTTCGTGTCCATGCTGGCGCAGGCCCAGCGTGCAATCGGCACGAACGCCGTGGATCGGTTCGTCGGCAACCTCGGCCAGATTGCCACGATGAAGCCGGACATTTTGGACAAGTTCGACAGCGATCAATGGGCCGACATCTACGCCGATATGCTTGGCGTCGATCCGTCCCTGATCGTGGCCGACAAGGACGTGGCTATGGTGCGTCAGGCCCGCAATCAGGCGATGGCTGCCAAGGAGCAGGCCGCCGTGTTGCAGCAGCAGTCGCAGACTGCGAAGAACCTGGCGCAGGCACCGACCGCCGGCGAGCCCAATGCCTTGACTGACGTGATGAACATGTTCAGCGGATACGGTTCGCCGTCCGCACTTGAACTTTGACGGTGCCCGTATGGAATGTGTAATTCCATAATGTCCCACCCGTGAGCAACTACGACCCGCTTGACCTGCGCAGCCATGAACGCAGCAAAGCAGACCGCGAACTGCGCGAACGGCTGGCTCGGGAGAATGAAGAGGCGGACATCAAGTGGCTCATGGGCAACAAGCGAGGCCGCCGC